CGGTGGACAGGCTGCCGAGGATCTCGAAGGTCTGCGCCGCGGTGATCCCGCCCGAGGGCGTGAACTGCACGACGGCGCCTGTGGCAAGGCCGTGGCCGGGTGCGGCGAGGGCGTTCGACAGGAACTCGCCCGAGGCCAGGATGCACGCCTTCTTCTCGACGCACAGGCTCTGGTTGTTGCCGGCGAAGGTCTGCGAGTACCACGCGCCGCTGCCCCAGTTTGCCTTGACCGTCTTGTTGTTCGTGCTTCCCGTGCAGGACACGAGGGCGTCCCATTCGATGCCCATGCCCGGCACGGCCGCGCCGGCGGGGATGACCTGCGAGGCCAGCACGATGTCCGTGTTGACCTTGCTCACCACGGCGGTGCCGAGGCCAGCGTCGTAGGCAATGTCGATGGTCAGCTCGTCGGTGTCATCCTCGCACTCCACGACCTCGTAGAACCCGCTGACGGCGGTGCCGCCCGTCCAGGTGACGTAGACCGACTTCCCGGCGCTGTTGGCGTTGGTCAGGCCGTGGACGCCNGCCCCGGTCAGCTTGGTCTGCCCGCCATCGTCCGAGTTGGTCAGGGTGATGAAGGTCGATGCCGGGGCCACGATGGGCAGCATCGGCGTGGCCTTGTAGACCGTGGGCTGGTTGCTGCCCATGACCCAGAAGCGGTCGCTGCCGTCCGGNTCGCGGACGCCCACGATGTCGCCCGAGACATCGTCGTAGAGCCAGGGTGAGTTCGGGTCTTGAGTCGTGCCATGTTTAGCCTCCGTATCCAGAGAACATCTGGGTCGCGCCGACCACCTCGGACAACGCGTTGTCCGCCCGTCATCGGTGCCTGCGCCATGTTCTTCACGGTCTGCGAGTTCTGCTGCATCATCGCGGCCTGCTCCTTGGCGGCCATCGCCTGGTTGCGGGCCTGCCGCACCATCGCGACCTCCTTGTCCGCGACGATGAGCGCAGGGTCGATGCCGAGCATGTCGGCGTAGACGTCGGCCCACTCGTCCTGGTCGAACTTGTCGAGGATGTCGGGCTTCATCTGCGCGATGGCGCCCAGGTTCCCGACGAAGCGGTCCACGGCGTTCGTGCCGATGGCGCGCTGCGCCTGCGCCAGCATGGACACGAACTCGATGTTCAGGTCCATGCCCTGGAGTTCCTGCGGGGCCGGCGGGACGATCCCGGACTGCACCATGCGCGTGAACGTGATGTCCACGAGCGGGGACAGGAGTTCGTTGTGCAGCCGCTCGAGCACGGGGCCAGCATGATGAGCTTTCTCCTCGTGCCGCTCGGCCACCTCGGTCGCGGTCATCCGCGTGTTCGGGCCGGCGTTGGCGAGCATGAGGAACAGGTCAGCGTAGAACGCGCCCTGCACCCGGCCACGGCAGTCAAGGATGTCGTTCAGCAGGTACTGGAGGTTGAGGTTCACCTCGAACGCGGTCTTGATGCCGTTCGAGTTCCCGTCGTAGTACGAGATCCCGCCCGGCAGCGTCTCGACGTCGCGGTTCTTCATCCCGGCCGGCACCTGCAAGGGCGGCTTGGTCTGGTAGTCGATGGCCTGCGCCTTGCGGAGCTGCTCGTGCTGGAGCTGCTTGATGTCGCCGAGCGCCTCCATGCCGGGGCTGTGTCCGTAGATGTCGCCGCCGACCACGGCCCAGCGGGGGACGAGCGCGGGGAACTGCATGAACCCGCCTTCGCGCAGGAACACGCCGTCCTCGCCGCCGACCTCGAAATACCACGACCCCCATGGCATGTTCTTCGAATCGCGCTTCGTGATGTCCCGGTCCATGCGCGGCTCGATGGCGTGGATGACGGGCACCCACTGGTCGAGCGTCCCGGTCTTGTACATGTTCTGCACGCCGACCGAGCAGTTCTCGANGCCGAACTCCTTGACGATCTGGCTGACCGTCATGTCGAACTCGCGGTACAGCGTGCAGACGCGTCCCTTGGCGTCGGTCGAGATGCAGTACTCGCCGCAGGTCAGCGGGTAGTGGTGGATGACGTTCTCGTAGTCCGGCAGCACGATGCTCGCGGCAGTGCCGAACGTGCCGAGTTCCTCGTACATCATGTGCAGGCTGCGGTACGTGTTCGACTTCTGGAACACGCGCTGCATGCGCTTCGTGACGTCATCNAGCCACANCTTGACCGGGTCGNANGAGTTCAGTTCCGGGTCNGGCGTGGCNAGCCGGAACCACTGNCGGGCNGGGCTCGTNGCACCGGACATCATNCCNGCNCCGAGCGTGCGGAGCGCCCGCGTCCCGGTGTTGTCGTAGATGTTGTTGTGGCGGCGCCAGCCCTTGTCGCGGTCCTGGCGGAAGTAGCGGCCGTTGCGCGGCAGGATGTACGAGGTCAGTTCCTGCCAGTGCGCGTACCACGACGCCCGCTCAGACTTGAGCTGCCCCCAGCGAGTGAACAACTTGTCCCGCGTCGGGGCGTTCTCGTAGGACTGGGCGTCGCTNGTGTANTGGCTCATCAGCCGCCGAGGAGGGTTGCGCGTCCGAGCTGGAGCTGCTGGGGATTGACGCCCATCGGCCCGGTGAGCATGGTGGTGGACGGGCCGCCCTCCATGCCTGCACCTTGCATGATCTGATCGACGGCGGGCTGCTCGCGGGTGGCGGCTGCCATCGCCTGCTGCGAGCGGCGCTGCTGGCTGCGTGCCTGCGCGGCCTGGGCTTCCTGCGCCTGCCGCTGCTGGCCCATTGCCTGCTGCTGGGCGCGCTTGCCGCTCTCGCCTGCGGAGATCGCGTAGCCCGTGCCGGCTGCCGCCGTGGCGGCACCGATGGCGGGCAGGGCCGAGCCGATGGCGGCACCGATGCCGCCGGCGGTGCCTGCCGCGCCTGCGGCCGCGCCCAAGCCGGCGCCGATGGCGCCCAGTGCCGAGCCGATGGCCGAGATGATGAACCGCCGCTCATGGCGGGCGGCGAGGTCGCGGTGGCGGCGAAGCGTGTGTCCTTCCATCACAGTCCTTTCACGAACGTGCGTTCAGTCACTTGGTAGCCGAGCCTCGCGAGGATGCGCTCCGCGGCGCTTTCCCCTTCGAGGACGATGTCCGACATGCAGACGGCCTGCGCCCCTTCTGCCTTCGCCCACCGCTCGAACTCGAGCAGGAGCCGCACGCCTTCAGGTCGGCCTCGGTGAGCGGGGTCCATCCACCAGACCGTCTCGAGCGCGACCCGGGTGCCGGGGCTGAACCACAGGGGCTGCATGACGGCCGAAAGAAAGCCGCAAACCACGCCGTCAATCTCCGCCACCCAGATGCGGCCATGCTCGAGGAGGAGCGTGAGGGTGTTGCGGAGCTCATCGTGGGACGGGTTGACGAACCATGCGTACNTGGTCCGGGCGATGAACATGGCGCCCATGTCCGCGATCCGGTCCAGATCGTCGGCCGTTGCAAGCCTTACGGGCATGACTGTAGACCTCCCTCCATTGCTTACGGGTACTAGACGCTCTCGTACGGGTCGTAGTCGGTGGGCTTCGGCGACAGTTTCTCGCGCACCTCGCGTGGCAGCATCTTGGCGACCGGGTAGGCGAAGGTGAGCGCGAGCGCGTCGGCCATGTCCGGGCTGCCGCCGCCCTGGAGCCGCTTCTTGACCTCGTCCTTCGACTCCAGCACTCGCTTNCCGACGTTGTCGTACCAGTACAGCGGGGTCGAGAGTTCCTGCTTCAGCACGGTGTCGTTGGGGATTGAGCCGCCCTGGCCGATCCACTCCTTGATCGCCCACCACATCTCGGTGCGCTTGTTGACGAACAGGTTGGGGAACATCGCCTTGCCGCCGAAGGGCACCTCGGTGACGTCGTAGCCCAGTTGCCGCAGGCGGTCGATNACCCCCGCGCCGGCNCCNGCNTCGATGAACACGGCGTCCGGGTCGCGGTCCTCGATGACGTTGGCGACNGCCGAGGCGAGGGCCATGTTGTCGATGCCGTGGTAGACCATCGGCCGCTCCATGCGCAGCCCCTGGCGCAGGACGATGACCGAGCGGTCATCCCCGAACCGGGCCGGGTCCACGCCGATTGACGAGCGGGAACTCGATGACATCGCCGTCCGGGTACTGGCGGCTGGCGGCGGCCTCGGCGTCGGACAGGCTGATGAGCTGATCGTCGCCGGCGGCGCTGAAGTCGCAGAGGTACTCGCGAGCGAACGCTTGCTCAGGCATGTCGCGCTCAAGGCGTGCGACCTCCTCCTC